CTCGTTGTATTGTGTTATGTATGTCTTGGTGTCTAGTTTGATACTCTTGGTTCATGTCCTCAACTCTATCGTTAGGTAAAGTTTCAACAATCCCTCTATCAAATCCTAATTCAATGAGTTCACCTCTAGTCATCATCTTTCTTTGAGCAATAAAGTTTGCATCTTCGATACCTTTTGCATTACTCTCAATTAACATTTCCTCTGGTGGAATACCCTCAATGCAAGTTTTTCCTTTTTTGCTCGTTCTATGAATAACCACATCATGCAACATAGGTGTTATACCCATGCCCATGTCTAATCCATCAACCATACCCATAGGTGTTATTGGTTCTTGCTGATAATTCCCAGTTGGGTTCTCATCTTCATACTCAGTATGTTCTAAGACCTCAACATCTCTATCATCAATAAGCATAGAGTATTCGTCATCAGATAATCTTTCATAAGACTCTCTAACCACTCTATCAGTGTACTCATGGAAAACTTTTAAAAACCCATTCTTTTCAATCAGGGCATCTTTAATAAAATTATGTAAAAGAACCCACCCATTGTTCTTTTTAAAGAAAACATGATTGATATAATCAGTGGACTGTTCAGCTATATCAACATCTTCAACCCCCACTGGCTCACAATGAAATAATTTATTACTTGCAGTGAAAATTCTCATTAAATTTGCCATTAAAGGCTCAACTGCATCTGAAACATCTGATGATATTACCTTTGACCTACCATCAACCTCATTACCCATTGGATTCCCCATGTAGTAGTCCAATGCTCTTTCCCTAGACTTTGATAAATTGCCAGAATAAAACCCTTGTGCATTATGAATATGCTTTCCAACAAGTGCCTTAACTGAATCCTCAGTCATCATTTTTCTTTTTTTCGCCATATTTTAAACTAATCCTATTGATTCTAATTTTAAGGGTTTCGACCAGTCACCTCTATTGCTAGTTCCCATAAATGCCATGCCATATCTCAGTGCATCTGCACAATGACTATGCTCATTATGAGCAGGTCTATCTCTAAAAACCCTATGTCTGCTATCCCATACCTTTGAATATGATTTTAAATGGTTAATACCCTCTGCACATCTGCCCTCATCAAACCAAAAGTTATCAAATTGGTGTCTTACACTCGCAATTCCATCAGCTATGGGTAATTTAGGTGCAACCTCTAGGTCATTGACCCCTAATTCTTGTAAAATTTGTAATCTTGATACCCCTAGTGATAAATCACGCACTCTCACATCATGGGGAACAACAATTCTGCTATAATCGTATGCTTTTTTCTCTAACAAGTCTGCTAAGTAGTTCAAGGACTCACCATTATACTCAACATACTCAAGAAATCGGTACTCATGCTTATGTCTTTGACAAAACCATAGTGCTGTTGAGTCATTAATTCCTAAATCTACATAAACCTCAGTCTTTAAATCAACATCTTCATCAATTTTGGTAATCCTGCCCTCATCATAAGCCTTTTGAATGTATGCTCCAAGATAGCTCCCACTCGTATGTTGTTCGAATGAACACTCAAACTCAGACTGATAACTTTCCTCACCCATTGTATTCTTCGCTTGTTCCAATTCTTCTTTTGGTACAACCTTAGTTAAGGAAACTGGCATTAACATTGATGCCCATTCATCACCACTATCTTCACTTTCAGCATACTTGAAAGTTTTATATAAAATATTTTGCAGTTTAGGTGTTCCAATAAACACACACCTAGTTCTTTCACCCTCTAATTCATCTCTGTCAACCATAGCAGGTCTGACAATCTGATTAAACAATTCCTCGTTCATCATTTGGAACTCATCAAGACACACCATATCAATGTACCTGCCCCTTAATCGTTCCCCACCATCATTTGCACCCACTAATTGCATTCGAGAACCATTTGGGAATGTGCAGTGCAGTTCAGACTGGTTAAATTTCACATTGGGTATCTGTTTTGCCATCATCTGCCAATAGTCAAAATGAATTGCCTTTGCCATACTGATTGTTGGGCAAACAATATATCCTCGCCAATTAGGTTTTTTAGTTCTCAATGCCTCTCTAATAAGATGTTGCGTCAATGCATAACTTTTTCCAAATCTGCGGTGACAACACGCAACTACAAACCTATGTTTATCTATTAGTTCATGTAGTGTCTTTTGATAAGGTCTAGGTTTATAATCTAAGATTATTTCTTTCATATTTTAGATACAAAAAAAGGGTCAATTAAGACCCTCTTTTTGATTTATTTAATTTAGTTTAGGCACACTTATCTAAAGCTACTGGTCTTTTTGCAGTAATTTTATCAAGTTCCTTATTCATTTCAGCAGTCCAATTATCAATTTTATCTTGAAATCTTTTTTGAACTCTTGCGTACTCTTTATCAAGTTTTTCATTAGCAACTCTAACTCTAACCATTTCAGAGTAAGCCTCTTTGTTATCACATATTGCATAAGCAAATGCGTCAAAGCTAGGTCTAGCAACTTTACGACCTTGAGGGTCAGTAGCATTGTGAAATCTAGTAGGCATTTGAAAAAACTCATTACCTCTTTCTGACCTTTTCCAAACTATGCTAGTAGATAACTCACACTTAGCACCATTTTGCACTGCAACTTTTATTCTAGTAGTTGGATAAAAAATATCCTCAATAGCAAAAGATACTATTTCTAAGTTAGTAATTGGTTGTGCCTCGTTAGTGTCATCTAATTTTTCATGCAATCTAGTTTCATAGAAAGACAACATTGTATCAACTTTTGTAGTTGCTTTTTCTAATGTTAATTTTAAAAGTGCAGTATGACCTAATTTTTGTGTATAATGAACATTGTATGTTTGACAATCTTTCATTTGTTTAGTCCAGTAATCTCTAATTTGAATTATTACTTGGTCATCTTTTTCGTCAGTGACATTATACCACTCGTTATTTCTGTAAGCATTAAAACCATACTCATCACCATTTCCTTGCTCATATACTCTTGCGTAAGGAATTTTAAAATCGCCTCTAGTATTATACTGATTGATAAGTGCTTGTTGTAAGTTTTCGATTAAAACATCTCTATGAGATTTTAATTCGTTAGTGATTTTTTCCTTGTAGTTTGTCATTATATTATCCTTTTTTTATTGTTTTTAGATAATATAAATATAGTCATATTTGGCTACATTGTCAATAAAGGAAAATAAATTATTTTAGTGAATAGTCACATTTTTTGGCTTAAAACCAAGTATTCCTAATAAATTATCAATATCCCCAGTTTTTTGGCTATATAACTCAATTTTTTTCTTTGCTAGGGTATAGTGTAAATCATCAGCAAATGCCTCTCTATCTGCCATTGATTTAAAACCCCCTACTGTTAGAACTACAATATCCAAGTCGTCATCTAACAAAACATTGAATATATAGTTGTCTTTCATTTCCATGTATGAACCCTCTCTTTGTGTGTATTAACTACTCAATGACAATGATGCGGAGTCCCAATATTTTTTGGGGTGTCGCCTCAAAAACAAACCCCCTATATATAGTAGGTCAGACCAAAAAACATACTACATCTAGTATCTGGCAGAAATCTGCGATAAATACTGGGAATACAATCTATCTTATATTGTTTATATCTATATATTTCAATTACTTACGCAGAATATTAACCTTTTTTCTGGTGAACAAATAAATATTTCCATAGTTTTTCCCAGTTTTCTGCGATAATCAACATATAGTATATATCTTTCTGGTACATACTATATATAGATTTTTTTTTCATGTGAATTTGGTCAACTTTATCTTCGCATCTCAGGTGTTTGGATTGGCAAGTGATTGAAAATATTAGTGCTTAATCTTTCCAACTAATCCTGAATGACTCATCTTTAGCATTAGAAACTTGTATTTGTTGGCTCGTACCATAGTTCTTTGGCATTAATTTGCTCAATTCCCACTGTATATTTGCTGATTTAATCTTCAATAAGTTTACCCTACTCATGCTTACTGCTTTAGGGTCTATGCTATCTGCAACACATTTATCTAGTTCATCTTTGATTTCAGCTAACTGGTAGTCCAATGCACTAATCTTTGCCTGATGATAGCGATTAAGTAAGGCTTGGTCTTTAGCTAACCAATTAGACCATGATTGAAAAGATATAGGGTCATCTAATCCTGATAAGACTTTCTTAATAGTCTTACCATTCATTACACCTTTGATAACCTCATCAATAACTGCTTTACTTTTCTTAGCCATTAAAATCCGATAATAGATGCAATAATAATCACTACAACAACTGCACTAATTATCTTGTATTTCTTATCTAAATCTTCCCATTTCCACCTTAATTCATTGAATTTATCTTCAATCCAATACTTAAATTGTTCCATGATTCGTTCCTTATTCTATTGATTTGTTTGATTAAACTAAGCATTGAATATACTTAGTGCAAGATTATAACAATATCTAGTATGTTTTTGACTGATTCGTCAAGATAAGGTACGATTTAATTGTATCACAACCTGCTTTATTAATCTTGTTTGCCAAGTCAACAACTATCCCTAAGTATCTATTTCTAATTGTTTCATGTGAAACCCCATAAAGATGACCCAACTTTCTATAACTATAATTAGGTCTAAGGTACAACAACTTTCTATCTTCTAATGGCAGGGTTAAGCCTAAGTCTAAACAAGTGTTATAATCATCAAAATTGTGTCTTAAAAGGGTAATCCTCTGCTTTGGTTTATCTTTCCATTTCTTATTATGGACTATATCACTGAACTCATGGCGATAATCCCAGTTCATAGTCTGCATCTTTAACTGTTTAGGTATAACTGAGGGTAAATGCTTATCTACGAACCAAAACTGCTCAAATAGGTCTATTATGTCTGTTATCTTTACACCCAAACCTGATTAATCCTTATTCAAGATATATTCATTTATTATCTTTTCTTGTTCAGATGGACTTATGGTAGCTTGTAATTTTAATATCATGTGATTGTACTTACTCTTTTTCTTATTTCTTTCTATTGCGTTTAAGTATGCAGGGTTTGAGTATTTTGATGTCTTGCTTATTAATCTTTTTAATTCCCTTAGTTTGTTTGCTTTGGTTGGATTAATACTCTGCTTATTCTTGTAGTCCTTAATCAAGTCAATATTCTTACCTTTAAACATTTAATCCTCTTATTTTAGTATATTTAAAGAGTCTTATTAGTGAGTATTCCAGTACCCACCCCATGAGTATTGTAGTACCCATGCTATGCCATTTCCTTTTTAACTAATTCAAGTGATACAACTACATTCTTTTTTCTTTGCGTCTTGGCTACACTATTTCTTAATCTTCTAATCCTCACCTTATTTGTGGTATCTAAGTAGTATTGATTTGCAGTGCCAGATGATTTCTTAGTTTGTTCCCACTCTAGCAACCCCAACTCTCTTAGTTCTTTGGCATAGTTCTGAACTGATTTGCGATTTTTAAGACCCATGTTCTTAGCAAGATAAGACTGACTTGGGTGAACTCCATTCTTATTGAATTGATAGAACTGTAATAATAGCAGGAATAAGACTTTGGCTTGGCATGACATAGGCAATTTAAGATAACTATGGGAAACCCTAGTGAACCTTTTATCTGGCTTTAGCCACTTATCCTCAAAATCACTCACTGATAATATCTACCTTGTCTAGTTGATTATAGAACCACAAGTCACTAATCTGCTCTCTCAGTATTTGTACCTCAGAATTGCACCATGATTCATCTTGAGTTTGTTTAATAGTTGTTTCTAGTTCAACACATAACCAAATGAGCAGTCCAACTATCATAAATTTAGAGAATATGTTTAAAAAATTAGTCATCTTTTTTCTTTTCCAACTCTCTCTTTTCCTTTTTACATTCCTCAATATGCTCAACTTTTCTAAATATCTCGTCAAAGTTCTGCTTAAATTTTTCACTAGGAAAGTGTTTACCATCAGTTGCCCTCATCTAAGTCCACCTCTATTTCCATTTCTTCATTATCAAATTTGTTAAGTTCATTACCCCAATAATCCCAGTGTTCTGGGTCATATTGTTCTCTAGCAAATAGTTCTATCTTAGGAACATCACCCCATAGTTGATGTATTCTATCTTTAGCCTCGTCTGGTTTTCTTGAATGTTCCCTAATCCTACTGACTATTAGTTGTTCAACATTCTTACTTGCTCTCTCTAATGGTTTACCTTTAGTAAACAAAATGCACATTTCTGGGTTAGACCTTGAGTAATACCCCATGCCTTTAAAATAAGTATCTTTGTTTTTATTAATCTTCACCCATGTAAAGAGAACAGTTTTGTAATTGAACCCCCAAAAGTGAGCCAAGTTAATTGCCATAGGTAATACTGGGTCAGTCACCCACATACATAAGGCACAATTCTTGTCTGCAATATTCTCTACTTGTAGCTTACTTATCTCGTCAACACTATTAGTTGGATAGTGTCTTTCAGCAGACCTGCCTTGTCCTTTTTTACTAAATGTTTTGAACTGCCAATTAGGGTCACACAAAATTACTGAATACTTTTTGTTTGGCAAAGGGTGATAATCAAAAGTTTCATTACCACTTAATATGTCATATACATTACCCATTAGTTAAATTTCATTAATGTTGGTTGAGTTTGAATTGAATATTTTTCTAGTTTTTCAATGGGAACTATGCACCCAGTCATTTCTCTATCATAACTGCCATTATCCACTGAATGTTTAGTTGGGTTTATTTGTTCAATGATTAAACACTCAAAAATTTTCATTAGAGGAATACAGTAAAGTTTAACCCCAGTATCTATGTAATAATAATCTGATTTGCTTTTTAATATGCCAGATGTGTTGTCATTGTCTTTGAGTTCAATAAAGACATTTCCAGTTGATTTAGACTTAGCATCATACTTACATTCAACCTTAATGTTCGTTTCAGCTATAAAAATATCATAATCATTAAACTTAGAACCAATGCGTGTTGCACTTGGGTATCGTTTTTGCAATAGTTTACACAATCGTTCCTCGAACTCTGAACCCATTTGATAGTCTTTTGCAAACTCACTCATTTAATAGATGCTATTAACTTTCTAACTGATGGATTTTGTTTTAAAATGTCATGGAATATGTAAGCAATCTCTTTAGGGTTATTCAAAAAGAAACCATAAAGACCAGTTTCCATTTGCCCAACCACTCTTTCCTCATCAGTATCTTTTGATAAACAGTTTCCATCTTGGTTAAGATGTGATTGTCTTACTAAAAAATGTAAAATTTCATGCAGGGTTGTTGAGCAGGTTTGTTCATCAGTTATATCTGATTGAACAGATATGGTTTCAGTCTTATGTTCATACAACCCATAAGAATCTAGGTTTAGGTCATTTTTAAAATCTGGTTTAACAAACTTAATCTTTAGTTCTGAAACTGAACCTGCTTTAAGAGTTCTGTCTTTTCTTATATCCATTTACTAAGTCCTCAAATTTGACTTTGCCATCAGTGGCTTTTTCAATATTTTCCATATAATTTAGTCTGGGAATCCTCAAACCCTCGACCCATCTTCTTGTGGTTTGTCTTGGATTTTGCCCAGAAACACCAAATAAATTGGCAAGTTCTTGTAAGGTAAGATTATTTTTTTCTTTGTATTCTTTTAATAACATTCGTTTTTTTCCTATTTTCTAGCCAAAAAGTCAATATCAAACTTGGCTACTTGGACTATATGTAGATTCATGCACTATTGTCTAGCCATTTTTTTACTAAAAAACCCACTAAAAACTAATATTAATAATTAGGTGGTTGAAATTGGCAACTAATAGTCATATATTACTAATTGGCTACATGAGAAAGAGAGGTTTGATATGCCGATAAGACAAAATAGTCTAAAAAATATACTTAAAGAAAAGGGTATGAGCCAAGTGGAATTGGCAACTGCTTTGGGTACTGATGCCATTAACTTTAATAAAATAGTAAATAATAAAAGAGGACTAGACCACGAACTTGCATTTAAAATTGCTAAGATTTTAGATATTCAATGGTTTCAAGTTTATGAGCCAATGAATGTTGAGTTAATTATACAAGGTGAGTTAGATTCTGCGTCTGATAGTTTAGATGTTAGATTTATAGACCCAGTTGATGATAAAATAAGGAAAATCAAATTAAATACTTTTTTAGATGTAAGGAATAACACAATTTGTATTCTTGAAAGTGGAACTGAGTCTGTATGGCTAATGTTAAAGGATATGAAAGAGGATTATCCAAGTGAAAATGGACTCCACTATGCTAAATTCCCAGATGGTTCAGTTAAATTTATTACAAAAAGAAATGGCACTTTGTTTAGGTGGAATCCAA